ATTCCTAAAGTAAGCGCTTTTGGAGGATCGAATGCCGCGACACAAACCACAACAGGAGTAAAGGCGTCATCTGGTGGTAGAAGGGTTATTTCTCATGCTCACACTTTTGATACCAAAGTCGATGTTAGAGGTAACGACGCAGGATATGATTTCCTTTCGGATGTAAAGACCTCCTCGGTCTATGGGACTCGTGCGCTTAAAACAGTCTCTTTCGATGATTTTGTGGCCAGAGTGAGTAAAGAAAGCAGAAAATATTTTACTGATGATGCGGTTGATAACGATAGTCAGCTTGAGCTAGGGCCTTTAAATACAGAAAACTTTTCAACGAGCGCCAAGGCAGTGGTTGGAAATAAAGAGGAGATAATCCCTTCGGCACGCATATCCAATTCTGCTTTTTCTTACTTAACGGTTCCAAAAGCGGGAACAAAACTACCGCACTACATTAAAGACGCTGGAGAGGAAAATACATATCGGAAGCTGATAGTTAATATCATCAGGTACAAGAAGGGCGTCCTGGGGAACTATACCGGCGGCGAAAAGATATTTACAGACCCAAGACTACAAGACCAAACACTATCCGAGTTTATGTTTAAAATGACTCAATTTTTTGCCGATCAAGGCGTTTCTTTTAAGCAGGATAAGACTCTACAAGTGGAAACAGTTAGCAACCAAGCGGACACACAGATAATATCGTCTCCGCAGGGAGTTCTTGATAGTCCAAAGCTAGGTGGCCAAAATGAGCCAGTTGAGTCTCAAAATCTTGGAGCACAACCAGAGGTACAAAAAATTGCTGGACAGCTAGGTGTGCCTGATTTAGATTTATCTACTTTGATGCTCTCTTTGTTCAATAGTAATGAATTTTTACTCAATAAAATGGATATCATAGAAAAAGAGTACGATCCTAGCGACCCTAATTCTAGATTCAATCGCTTCATGGCCAGAGAATTCTCTAACAAAGGCATTCAGGCTGTTAATGATTTACCGAATCAAATTAAAGCATTAACAATGAAGTTCACAGATGAAACGCCCTTAGAGTTGGTATATAATTCTTATATCGGCGGCGAATTAGAATTATCAAGATATGGAAACTTTTGGTTCAGACATCAGAACATTGCGGAGGTACAATATTTAAGTGGGTATACCCCCTATGATTTGGGAAAAGCAACCGATGCTCAAACTTATGACAAGAAGTATGGAAACAGCATTTCTTCAATGGAATGGAAAAGATTAACTCCGGAGATTTTAAACCAGATTCAAGCTGGGAAAGTTGTTTTATGTAGATTACATAAATATAGAAACACCCTATCCAACGATAAAGCTTATAGCATGCTAGATCTTCCTCTCTATAGACAATATTTTCTTCTCCAGGGCGGCTTGATAGATCTTCCGGAAGAACTTGTAGCCCTGGCTAGCGTAGGAACACCCACAGAGAATGTGTTTGAAACTCCAGTATTGGAGTCTAGTTGGGTGGAAAGTGCGGCAACTGAAAAGACTATGCAAGAAGCAGCTGCTCTAACACAAGGAAGCACCACTGGAGGAGCAGCCCCCGCCGCTGCTGCTTCAATGGCTGGTCAAGCTGCCGCAGCTGCCCAGGAGGCCGCCGCCGCACAAGCCGCAGCAGCCGCAGCAGCAGTTGCCGCAGCAGCCGAAAATTCCGGACTGACAGAAGAAGAAGTGAAAGAGGCGGTAAAAACCGGTCTTCTGCTTGCTGCTGCTAAAAAAGAAGAAGAAGAACAAAAGAAAAAAGATGCTCAATTTGCCGCTGCTGCGTTTGGTCAAAGTGAAGAAGAGCAACAAGAGAATATTTCTTTCGCAACCTCTATATTTGGCGGTGGCCAAAGCTACGACACATAAGGCTAAACTTTAATGCAATTACTATTTAAAATAAGAGGAAGATAAGATGTCCTTTGATTTAACACAATTAATGGATAGCAGCGATATGAAAGCAGAATATGTAAGTACTGCTTACATGTTTGATGTTTCCGACACTGCCATGGGCCTTTTACTAACTCAAGAAGTGATGGGCACCGATACGGTTATTCCGGAAGCCTCAGCAATCGCCGTCGCAATAAGCCCTCTAGAGGAATCCGGAGTTCGCATGGGGCCAACGAATGAAGAAGAGAGACGCATGGCCGGCCCCCGCAGTTCATATAGCAGCCCGGCAGGAGAGTATTAAGATGTTCAAGGTGGCTACAAATGCCTGATTTTCCTAATAATTTGTTTAATAATCCTCTTGACGGTGGCGCACCACTACAAGGTTCCGACGCGGACATGAATGCGCCTCAGACAGATACCGGCGCGGCAGCACAGTCAGACCCGGTTGGCTCCCAAGGAAGCCCTACCGGACCTACAGGTATGCCAAAAGGCACCGAGATGGTTGTTGCGACATTTCCCAATAAAGTTCATATTCTAGGGTATGATACTCTAGTTCAATTTGCGATACCTGAAATAACTGCCTATGATCAGGGGTGGGATATGTACAATGAATGGATTGATCATGTGAATGTTTCTACTGCCTATTTGAGCGGCGACGTTCAAGACCCCACTTTTAGGGCATCGCGACTCTTTAAAATTTATGATAAATTTCCGAACAGCTCTGCGTTAACTTCGCAGTACGTATCTACTTTAGATGCTGTCCGCGCCCTCCTTGGAGCCTATTGGAGTTATTCTGTTTTAGACAGAGGAAAGGGATATGAGCGAGGTGCCATTGAATATAAAGAAGGAAAGGGTCTTTTAGCTACGCCAAAGGAAAAATGGTTTGGACAAGGCCCCCAATTTGAAACTTTATTTACTCACTATGAGCAAAATATATATCCAGGGTTCGATATAAACAATAGCCCACTAACCCTTGAGGAAACAAAAAATCTTATTTTGCCCACATTGGACCTTTCTTGTATAGATGTTGTTACCACCCTAGACCTTCCAAAGTTTGATGGATACGCACGCACAATATACGAAAAGTATGGAGTTAATTCAAGCTATCTTAATTTGGTGTCTGATTATAACTTTTATTTGACGCCCTATGAAGAAACGATAGGTGAAAATCAAGGGGATAACTATCCCGAGTATACTCTTCCGAACATATACACATTCTTACATGAAATAGCAAACGAAAATGAAAACATAAACTTAACAAACCTTCGATCACTAATAAGCTATGATCAACAGCAAATATGGCCCTCGGATGAGCCAATTGGGCTTTCTAATATTAGTTTTTATTTGAATAGGTACGCAACTTTTTTCAAGAAAAATCGTGAAAAAGCCTTTCTTTCTCAATTGAAGAATACGAAGCGAACAGCTACTACTGGAATTTCTATTAATCATTTGGACTTTTTGAAGCAATCTTCGGACTACAAGTCTTCATTTCCAATGCACGTTGAAATAGATATACCGGTTTCAAACACTGGACCAGTTCTAGGTATGTTTAAGAAGGCTAATTTCTTCGATAAATTCATGAAAACCATAATGATGTCTTTATCTTCGAAGATAGTAGACCCCAGCGGCCAGGTTAAGACGTTAACTGGTGCTCCCGCAAGGCAGTTCTTATTCTTCAATGAGCAGGCGCAAGTAACCCAGGAAGACATTCAGAAGCAAACGATAGATTTAGATGGGGACGCCATAGCCAAGAGAAAGCAAAATGTTGTATTTTTCGATCTCAATGAAGTTTTCGACTCACAGAATACTGATTTAAGCGTTGAGGCGATGGTTAAAAAGCTAAATCCTGAAATACCAGAAGATAAAACGGTAGCTTCTGCCGCAAATTCTATAGTTTTGTACGGCGAAGAGAACTTTACTACGTCAGCTGGCAACATTATTGATTTCATTCGTGAAACTAAATTCAAGTTACAATTTGCTGAATTTGTTGATAAGCACTTGAGAGACGTGAAAGATATCTATAGTGGCAAGTTGGCATATTCAGAAATTTTGTTTTACGAAATTGTCAAGTACAAGATTCCAAGAAATAATTATGGTAACTTTAATAATAATACAGCACAGTTTGTACAGAACATGTTCATCCCCAACGATGGAAGTCTAAACGTTTTAAAGTATGTCGACACTCAAGTTAAATACGGAGAGCACTACTACTACCAAGTATATGCACATACATTTGTGGTAGGCACTTCATATACAAATTACAACAACTACGAGGGTGAAGGTTCAATCGAAACTGGACAAGCGAGATACCGATTCAGTCCCGCACTACAATTATTGCGCTTCCCTTATTTCAACACTTTGACGACGAGCGCAAAAAACACAGTCCAAGTGGACGACGACACTCTGGAAGTTACATATCGATATACAGATCTAAAGAAGACGGTAATAAAGGACAAACCGCCTGTTTTTCCAGATATAAACATCTTACCGTTCAAAGGAGAGAACAGACAAATACTCATTAATTTCAACTTTATGGGTGGGGAATATAATCTAGATCCCATTGTTTTGTCTCCCAACGAAGAAGAAGAGATGAAGTATATAAGAGAGGCCCAAGATAAAACAGGAGGTCCGATAATTTACAAGACGGACGAGTTTAGTGGATTCTTCGAGGCTTATAGGATTGATAAAAAACCAACTTCTTATGAAGACTTTAAACCGATTGAGCAAACAAGAAGACCGAGAACACCACTAAATTCAGAGAAACAAACTGGATTTATAGACACTCTCTTGCCCAATAGAGACTATTATTATATGTTCAGGGTAAGAGATATACACGGCAATATGTCAAATCCAACTCCGGTTTTTCAAGTCAGGATAGTTGATACTCCGGACTCAGCACCTTATTTGGTTTTAAACATGCTTTACATCGGAGCCGCACCACCAGAAGTTAGATCTGAAACAGCACAGCTTATGAAGTATATTAAAATTAAGCCGTCTTTTGCGCAATCATTTATCGATCAAAATAGCTTATTGTCTAATTTTTCTTCGGCCGAGGAGATTGACGGTTCGAATCTTAGCTTTGGATTTAAGGGCAAAAAGGAAGACGTTTTTGGTAAGAAGTTCAAGGTTCGCCTCACTTCAAATAAAACAGGTAAAAAAATGGACATCAACATCAACGTAAAAAGACCGGACATTATAGAAAAAACGGACAAAACTTCCTAAATATAACTATTTAATAAGTAAAGGAGTATTATTATGGCATTTTTAGATAATAGTGGCGACATTATTCTTGACGCGGTACTAACTGATACCGGAAGAATGAGACTGGCCAGAGGAGATGGCTCGTTCAAGATCGTTAAATATTCTTTCGGAGATGACGAGATTGACTACACCACGTACAATTCAGACCACACTAGCGGTTCTGCATACTACGACTTAGAAATTCTACAAACTCCAGTTCTAGAAGCCTTTACTAATAATACAGCGACAATGAAATCGAAATTGATAACCGTTTCGAATAATAATCTTCTTTACTTGCCGATACTTAAACTAAACGAGACCACAAACACTCAATACGAGCCAAATTCTGATACAGGAGTCGCATCAGGATCTTTTGCTGTTTTGGTTGATCAGGATACGCTGGACTCTCTTGGAAGTGGAAAGACTGATGATGCTGGCCAATATTTGAATGGCCTTAATCCGCAAGGCGGCAACACAACAATTAGAGTCGATCAGGGACTGGATACCACAGAGATCCCTGCTAGTTACACGATTGATCCGGAGCTTCGTGAATCACAATACATCATAGAAATGGACAATAGATTTGGCGCTCTTACAACTCCTGATGGAGCAACAAATGCCACACCAGCTTTTATTGATGATGACAATATTGCCAGTTACTATATTTCTGGTGCTCCATATATCAATCAAATACCGCCAAAGCCGCAAAACACGGAAGATACAGATGTTGCCGATGCTAATATTCGTGGACCTAGAGGAACAAAGATCGAATTTAGAATTGCTTCATCGGTTAACTTGAGATCGAGCGACTATTTGTTTACGCAGTTGGGAACTACGGCAACATTCGGCTCAACCGATATTCGTCTTATCGACACGACAATTAGAATAACTGGCGCCACCACTGGATATAGAATTGATGTTCCGGTGAGATTTATTAAGAAACAGTAATTTAGAGGAAGGGATACATGGCTACTACATTTAAAACACTTATGAATAACGATATAGCTTCAACAAGAACGCTATTACACGAGGCTATTCCGGTTACGGGCACGATTGTTTCCGGCACATATGCTGACAACAATATTAAGAACTACGCCCATGGCATGTTTCAATCGGTATATGATTATCCTTTTTTAAGTTCTTCGGCAAATCATATTTTTGATATAACAGCTGGATATTCTTCAAATTCCACTCTTTCTTCCTCGACTAATCCCCAAAATGCCAAAAAGATTAACGTGTACAATCAGATGGCACAAGTTTTAGTGGGTCATGACGTAACAGGAAACATCCAAAACTTTGATCAAGATGGCGATATAACTGCCGGCGGCACCAAAATGAAAGAGTGCTTCTTTCTTAATTTTGCTAGACTTCTATCTAAAGATGAAGTAAAGAAAGGCAGCTTCACAACCACACTATATGTTGATGGAGTTAGTGATGCGCCTTCTGGAACGGTAACGATTAGTGATTATGGTGCTGCGACAAGCTTCAAGGTTAATTCCCCCACCGGTGAATATGGAATCCTTTACACCAGTTCCGCTACTCCAAATTCAGATAGCGGTGTTGGACACATCTATTATCAAGCGGGAATTGCAGTTCTAACTGCTTCTGTCTTCTCCAGAGCCACCGGCAGCGACGGCGCATTCGGAGCGCCAACTACTAGTAGTGCTAGTCCGGAAGGGGTACTCACAGGTTCGAATATAGAGACTTTTGCCAATGGCGTGAGAAACAGACTTAAAAATCTTGAATTCAATAACACTACGGAGTTAAACTCGACAATTTACTTCTGTAGAGCGAATACTGGCGATTACAACTATTCTGCGAACCCAACTTACTTGACGGCCAGTAAAATCAGAGTCAAAGGAGATAATCCTTTCGCTGAGCCAACTTCTTATATTACAACCGTCGGGCTATACTCCGCAGATAATGAGCTATTAGCGGTAGCAAAACTTTCAGAACCTCTTAAAAAGACACCCAGCAATGAGTTAACATTAAGAGTAAGATTAGATTACTAATGTTATGCCTTATTACCCGTTTAGAAATCAAGACATCACCTACAATGTCTTAAAAACTTATCCTGAATTTACTTTTGATGTATGGTCAGGAAGTATCTTTCTAAATAATGAAACAACCATAAGCGGCGCATATAATGCCAATGTTACCATGGTGCCTGCTGGTAATGTCAGTCTTTTTGAGTTGAATATTGATAGAGATTCGAGTGCCCACACTTTCAACACAGACGGTCAGACTGGCACTAAAGCTAAGATATTTCCTTTTGTCTCTAAGGACAGTAGCTTAACTTCTATTGGAACAGTTACAGAAACTGGTTTTAATACAAGCTTTCAATATGGCGATATGATTAGTGGCTCATATCCAATGTCTTCAAGTATTGTAAGAGAATATTTTAGTAGTGGCCATAGCACCACGAGCAGAACTGGCTCGCATATGGTGGCCCTTAAAAATACTTTAAATTATTACACTTATTTAAGTGATCACTATAGTTATTCTTCGTCTCTCGGGGACAAATCAGATCAGCAAATTAATTTGATTAGCATTCCCTCGATATTCTATCGCTCAACGATTAAGAAAGGCTCAGTAGATTTGAAGTTTTATCTTTCTGGGACATTGGTTGCGAGAGCACAGGATATATATAAAGATGGCACATTGGTACAAACTTCCGGCACTGCTTATGCTCAAACGCAAGGATCTAGTTCTGTCGCCGGCGTCGTATTATATGATGAAGGATTCTTGGTTATAACTGGTAGTTGGAATTTGACTGAAGAGTCAAAGGATTTTGGCCCAGGCGGCGCAAAAATTGGAACTTGGATTGACTTTGCAGCTGGCGCGAACGATGGAAATGATCCCGCTGGGGATGCTCTGACTACATCGGCCAGTTTTCAGGTGAAGTTTCAAGGCACCAATCCGGTTTCGACAATAACAATGTTGGCCCATGCAGACAAGGGATTTTTGAACCACTCAAACAACCCAACTTACAAAGTGTATGAGAGTGCTTCATTTTTCGCTGCCACTAGCTCACTGAGTTATGTAGAAAACGACAACACACAAATTAAAAACACAATAAGCAGTTCTTTCTGTGATTACTCTGCTTCATTCGCAAAGCAAACTTTTATTAGTAAAATAGGAATATACGATAAGGATAGGAACTTAATCGCTGTCGCAAATCTTGCGAAACCAGTTAAAAAACTGGAAGATAGGGATTATACTTTTAAACTAAAGCTGGATATTTAAAAAACATGTTACTTGGGCTGGACATAAGCACCAGCATTACAGGGTTTACTATTTTAGACCATCAAGGTGAAATAATACGCTGTGATGCTTGGGATATGAGAAACAAAAATAAGTTTAAGAAGATCTTTGATAAGGCTTCTTTTATTAAGGACGATCTTCTATTTTTCAAGGCACAGTACCCAATTAATTCAATATACATCGAACAGCCGTTTATGTTTTTTAATTCTGGTGGCTCTTCCGCAAAAACTATGGCCTCCCTACAAAGATTTAATGGAATAATTTCATGGATCTGTTATGATATATTTGGCATGGACTTGTTTACAGGCGCACCCAACTATATCACAGCTTCTCAGGCAAGAAAAGCTTGTGGAATAAAGGTAAAAAGAGGCGAAAAAGCAAAGAAAGTTGTTATGAAATGGCTTTTAGACAACGAAGATGGGTTCTCGGTGGAATATACGAAAAAGGGCAATCCTAAGCCTAAATATTACGATATTGCTGATTCTATTGTAATTGCTAAGGCTGGACACTATTTATCTGAAGAGGGCAAAAAATACACTTGTTACAATAAGGAAATTTCCAATGAAACTAACTAAATCAAAACTAAAACAGATTATTAAAGAAGAGTTTGCTAAGGTTCTGAAAGAAGAGGCTACTGATTTACGGCAAGCCTACATAGAATTTGGCGAGAGCCCTTATAATCGCGATCTAAGCGATGCGGACACCCTAGAGAGTTTTCTTAATTATCACCTCTCCAGCATTGGTCTACGCCGACCGGCCCCCGAGAACCTTGAACCTGTTGCTGAACTTTACAAAGAGTTTATCGCCCCAGGTCTAGATCTTTCGGCTGAAATGGCCAGAACAGCAGAGGAACTAGATGACGCCCCAGAACCAGAAGAGTATTACGAAAAATCAAGCGATCCAAGAGTTTATAGAAAAGGCGAAGAATTGCGTTCTAGAAGGGCCGCTCTGGAACGAAAGTTGGAATTACTTAAATTAGTAAAAGAGATGCCTTGATTTCCTAACCCCTACGTGATAAAATTACTACATGGATTCTGAAAAGCTTCAAATCCTCGCAGAAATACTTGGAGAACATTATCGCTCTAACGATGAGCATTTGTTCTTCTGTCCGTTTTGTAAGCACCACAAACGCAAATTATCCGTAAATATTCCTAAAAACACCTACAAGTGTTGGGTTTGCGACAATCGTGGAAGAAATTTGTATTTTCTTGTACGAAGGTTTGGGAAGCACTCACATAAGCAACACTGGAAAAGCTTTGAGAGTCACGTTGAAATTTCAGAGTTCGAGAATATCTTTGAAGAAAAAGTAGAAGAACAAGAAGTACAACGAATTAAGCTTCCGGAAGAATATATCTGCCTCGCAAACAAAAGATTACCGAGAACTGCAATGCCAGCTTTAAGGTATCTTAGGGAGAGAGGGCTTACCGACAAAGATATTCTCAAATGGAAAATTGGATTTTGTGATGAGGGCAATTACAGAAACAGGGTTATTGTGCCTTCTTTTAACGACGAAGGTTATTGTGATTATTTCATTGCGCGATCTTATACAGATGATTGGATGAAGTATAAAAATCCACCAGTTTCTAAAAATATTGTATTTAATCGCTTAAGTATTTTCTGGAATGAACCGATTATACTTGTGGAGGGAGTCTTCGACGCCTTCAAAGCAGAGAATTCTATTCCTCTTCTCGGCTCAACTCTATATGAAGGTTCTCTTCTGTTTCAGGCCATCCTAAAGCACAATCCAGTTGTATACCTCGCTTTGGACGCCGACGCACAAAAAAAGACATTAAAGATTGCCCGTTCTTTGATACAATATGGTATCGAAACTTGGAACATAGATACTTCTGGTTGCGAAGACGTCGGTGAGATGACTAAAGAAGAATTTTTAGCACGAAAAGAAAATGCCACAATTATGGATAGTGATAGTTATTTATTGTACGAGGCATTATCTATTTGACTTTCTCACGAGGTCGTGTATAATATATCCATGAACGTCACCAAACTTCTTAAAAAAATGTTCACTCCTGCCGGCAAATATATTAATGTTGGTGACTTATATATTGCTGATGGAAAAATGGGAGTGGTAATTAAAAAGACATATAGTAAATCTGGAGGTTATCTCATTGAGATGAGGTGGTCAAGTAAGACTGATATTTTTGTCGGGGAATTTACAGGATCAGAGGTGGCCAAAAGGATTGCAAGCGGGGAGTGGAAGTATTTCTCATCCTACTCGCCAGAGAAAAACGAAGGAAAATAATGAAATTCGCGCATATTGCTGACACACATATTAAAAATTTAAAATATCACTTTGAATACCGAGCAGTATTCGACCGGCTATATGAAACACTCCGTGAGGAAAAAGTAGATTATATTATTCATTGCGGCGATATTGCCCACACAAAGACGCAAATCTCCCCAGAGTTTGTTGAATTGTGTTCAGATTTTTTTAGAAACCTTGAAGCCATCGCGCCAACTTATATTATTCTTGGCAATCATGATGGAAATCTAAAAAACAAAAGCAGACAGGACGCCCTAACTCCTATTGTAGAAGCATTAAATCTACCCAATTTATTTCTACTTAAAAATTCAGGAGAGGTAAATCTGGATGATTTTTTTACATTAAATGTTTTGTCGGTGTTTGATAGGGACAGTTGGGTTGCGCCAACCAACTCGGAGAGGGTCAATATTGCCCTTTACCACGGCTCAATTAGCGGCTGTGAAACGGATTTGGGATGGAAGATGGACCATGGCGAAAACGACATGTCCATTTTTAAGGGCCATGACTTTGCCTTTCTAGGAGATATTCACAAGACCAATCAAGCGCTGGATCTTAAAGGTAGAATTAGATATTGTGGGAGCACGGTCCAGCAGAACCACGGCGAGACAAACGATAAGGGCTTTTTGATTTGGGACATTAAGGATAAAGACGATTGGAATGTTGAGCACTTTATTCTTAAAAACCCGAAGCCATTCGTAACCCTGGAATTAACCCCAACTGGAAGGATCCCAACAAAAGCAGACGTAGAGACTGGTGCGCGCCTTCGTCTAGTCTCAAACAACAACCTTCCCATTGATAAAATGAAGAAGGCCGTTGAGGTTGCCAAGCATAGGTTTAGTCCCGAGAGTATTACATTTTTAAATCGCGCTTCTGGACAAAGAGGGAACGTAGAAGAATTAACGGAGGATTTAGAAAAGGACAACCTTCGAGATCCAGTGATCCAAGAAGAGCTAATTGAAGAGTACTTAAAAGATTATAATCCGGACGATGATTTAATTAAGAAAGTATTTAGATTAAATAGCAAATATAATGTTGCGATTGAAGAAACAGAAGAAGTCAATCGTAATGTTAACTGGAGGCTTGAACAGATTGAGTGGGACAATCTCTTTAACTATGGGCCAGAAAATGTTATTAACTTTAATAAGCTTGCTGGAATCGTGGGCATTTTTGGTAAAAACTTTTCTGGCAAGTCTAGCATTATTGATAGCATTCTTTTTACTCTTTTTAATTCTACTTCTAAAAACGAAAGGAAAAACCTCAACGTCATCAACCAGAACAAAGAAGAAGGTGGCGGAAGAGTAACCATCTCTATTGGAGAGAAGAAATATACGGTTGATAGAAGAGCAGAGAAGTACATTAAACGATTGAAGGGTGACGAGACGCTTGAAGCCAAGACTGACGTCAACTTTGAGTGCTATGACGCCGTAATGGAAGAGACTGAGAGCTTAAATGGCCTTAGCAGAAATCAGACCGACAAACACATTCGCAAGCACTTTGGAGCAGTTGAGGATTTCCTCTTAACTTCGATGTCTTCTCAGCTTGGAGCGCTTCAGTTTATTGGCGAGGGCTCAACACGAAGAAAAGAAATTCTTGCAAAGTTTCTTGATCTTGAGGTGTTCGATAAAAAGTATAAATTAGCCAAAGATGATGCATCAGATCTGCGCGGTGCCCTAAAGAGACTGGAGGGAAAAGAGTTTGATAGCGACATCACAGAGGCATATACTAATCTTCTCTTAAATGAAAAAGAAACTGAAAAGCACTCTCAAAGCTGCGAGGAGCTAAAAGAAGAGATCGATCTTCATCGCCACAAGGCCGATGAAATACAGAAAAAGATCGATCTTATTCCAGCAGAAGTAATTAACATTGAAGCGGTGGAAAAGAGCATCTCCAGCAACGAAGGGATCATTACGGATAAAATTGAACAGACAATTCAACTTGGCGACAAGGTAGGAGAAAACAAGGAACTTCTTGAAAAGATTGAAACTTTCTTGGAGGGCTTTGATGCTGCCGACCTCCAAGAGAGAAAAGAAACAGCCGAGGAACAGCAGAATAAGTTAGATCAAATTATTAATGAGATCAAGACAAAAGAACTGGAAATACAAAACCAGGAAAAGAAAGCGGAGCTTTTAAAGGAAGTGCCTTGTGGATCGGAGTATTCGCACTGTAAATTTATTAAGGATGCTTATGTGGCTGTCGACAACCTCTCCATCACAAACAAAGAGTGTTCTGTTTTAGAGAACAACAAGACAGCAACAATTCAAGAAATTGATAATCTTAATGTGGGAAAGATTGAGGAACATCTTGCCAAGTACCAGCAACTTCTTACAAGAAGGAACCAAATTGAGAATGACATCTCTACTGATCAGCTATTAGTTGATAAGACCAACATTGAGATTAAATCGTTAGAAAAAGAACTGGAGGGCTTAAAAGAAAAGTCTGAAGAATATCACTCCAATAGGGAGGTTATTGAAAACAAGGAAACCTTCATCAAAGAATTTGAGGAAGAGAAGAGTATTTATATAGAGAAGGAAAGAGAATTAGAAAAGTGTCAGCGCAAACTTTTGGAGTTTTATAAAGAGCACGGCTCATTAGAGCAGAAACTTAAATCCCTGGAAGACCAAAAGCAAGAGTTGGCTAATTTACGGGAGGAGTTTTCAGCTTATGATCTTTATATGCGTTGCATGCATCCAAATGGGATTGCATATGATATTATCAAAAGAAAATTGCCAGTCATTAATGAAGAGATCGCGAAAGTACTAGCGAACATTGTAGAATTTGAAGCGTTCTTTGAGGCAGATGACAAGCACTTAAGAGTGTTCATAAAACACCCAAAACACGAACCCAGACCAATTGAAATGGGTTCCGGCGCAGAGAAGACCATTGTTTCTATGGCCATTCGTTTGGCGTTGCTTTCTGTATCATCTTTGCCTAAATCTGATATATTTATTTTAGATGAACCTGGGACTGCTTTGGATGCGGAGAATATGGATGGATTTGTCTCCATTTTGGAAATTGTTAAGTCGTATTTTAAAACAGTACTGCTTATTTCACACCTGGACTCTTTGAAGGACTGTGTTGATATGGAAATTACAATCAACAAACAGGACGGGTATGCGCACGTAGCTGAGACATAAGGGCGGATATTCTAAACCTCTAAACTAGTTATAGGTATGAAGATTTCTTCATATTCTATTTACAGAATGAGGTTTATAAATGGCTACGTACTATGTTGCTAAAAATGGAAATGATTCTAACGCAGGCACCGATCAAACTGCGCCAAAGTTAACCATTGCTTCGGCAATTAGCGCAGCAGGAACTAGACTAGATGTCATAGAGATTATCGATGAAGGCACATATTCAGAAAATCAATTAACTATATCTACCGATCAATTAACAATACGCCATACTGCGAGCGAATTAGGTCGACCAGTTATTGATTCAACGGGAGGCTCTCAGTTTGCTACAGTATATGGTGAAAACTTGACCCTTATTGGACTGGAAATAAAAGGCGGAACGTCGCAAACTATTTATAAAGGCGACTCTAGTTATAGTAAATTTCATATATCAGGGTGCTTTATTCATGAAACTCCCAAGTTAGGTTCTCACACCTACGACAACACTGGGACACCCTCCACAATAAAGCAATCCGTTTTATATTTTGATGGCACTGCCACACCCATAAACTCTGAAAACGGACTAGAGATAAGCAATTGCTTAATAACAGCAAGCGCAGGTACAAACCCATTATTGCAGGGATATACTCCCACCACCAATACAGCAAGTTTCTCTACATTTATCCACCGAGGTGCCTCAAACACAGGATTGATAGTGGCCGCTTGGTCAAAGGTTATAGATTGTATTGTTACTGGTTCTGGTAAAGGAATTGGCTCTGACGATCATACCTATAACCTATTAGATGTCTCTGGGGAAGATTTTAGAAATTATGCTGACAATGCCAATGGAAGTGCTGGAACGGGAGATATTATAGATACAGACCCCCTATTCGTAAACGGAGACGCAAAGGGATCTGACGCAACGATAGCAGCAAATTACGATTTGCTGGCCAGTTCGCCTGCGGTTGATGCTGGTATCGCTTTCGATGGTATTGTTGTTGACATATCTGGTGCCACAAGACCAGAAGGGGCTGCTCCTGATATTGGATGCTTTGAGTTCCCTCCTCCGTACTGGAATGACTATGAGACACAACCACAGCCTAACTTTAGTGGGGATTTTGTGATACAAGGTTATAAAAACCTGGCCAGCAACTATAGAGCCAAAAATGACTCATCTGCTGAGCCGCCGCTATCTTTAGCCATAAAGGGACCACCCTCATTGAGAAGGGCACCCCAAGAATCAACACAGGAGTTTACTGATATAGCCGGCAATATACCCTATGTTAATTCCAACGGAGGCGACGCTTCTGACCTTGTGGATCAGACCGAATAGATTCTTTTTAACTCTTTGAATACTATTTACTTACAGCCATAAAAAGGAGGAAACTATTATGGATAAACTACAAACTGCTACTGGATGGGCACGGCAGCTTACCGAGTTAGGACTCGCGGTATTAGCATTGGCCGTTGTGCTTCAGGTGCTATTTGGTGCTAGTGTTGCATTCTTTCCGGTGGATGTTGTCGGCAATGTTCTTGCCGTCACAAAAACCTTGGGTGCTGAAGGGCTCGTCGGCTTGGTTGCCGTATGGGTTTTAGCTGAAATTTTTAATAGAAAAAATTAGAGGTGTAAAATGATGAGGCAGATTTTAGACAAAGGAATAGATAAAATCATGTCTCGGAAGTTGATGGTGTGGTTGACCGCAACAAGTTTTATGTTTTGGGAGACCGCACCTCTTTCTTCTGATGACTGGGTGGCTATTTCTTTAGTATACATTGGAACACAAGGTTTGGCTGATATAGCAGCAACCTGGAAGCATGGCAAGTAATGTTGACTTGGCTTGCATTTAAAAAGTTTTTAAAGAAAGCATGGGTATGGATTAAGCACCATTGGTACGCACCAGCTGTTGTTATCTATACTCTTGTTTTGTGGATTGTTTTTCGGAGAAGAGATGCTGCGGAAAATGTCTTAAATGTGAGAAATAAAAGTTATGAAGATCAAATTGATGTAATTAATAAATCTCACAAAGATGAGATTGAGAAAAGAGACGAGATCATAAAGAAATACATTGATGTAATAGGAAAGTTAGAAGAAGAGCATAAAATTAAAAAAGAAGAACTGGACAACAAAAAGAAAAAAGAAGTTAAAAAAATCGTAGAAGAATACCATAATAGACCTGATGAGTTGGCCAAGATGTTGGCCGATAAATATGGATTAACATACGAGGAATAATGAGGCCAATTATATCATTAGTATTAAGTTTACTTTTAATCTTCCCAATTCCCCTATTCGCTGACGTTCCAGAACTCCCACCACAACCAAGAATAGCTGGAATTCAAGAAGGCGAAGCTGCTCCCTATTCTGGGGTGCTATTAAATACAATCGCAGCAGCACAAATATTTGTAGATAAAGATCACTCACAAGAAGAGTGTGGTTTGCGAATTCAATTTGAAGTAGAGAAAGAGACACAAAGAATGAATCTTCTACTCGATAACATGAAAGTAACTTTAGAATCAGCAGAAGAACGACATAATTCAATTTTAGAAATCAAGAATCAAGAGATAGAAAGATTGAGTGAAATTGCTAGCGAGACTCCAAATGACTACTCAATGTGGTGGTTTGCTGGCGGGGTAATAGCAGGAATCGGCTTGACGATTGGTGTTGCTTTTGCTATTAACGAAGTCAATTAACTACTTACTTTACGCAGGGGAAAACAATCAATGGCCAAGATCGCCAGATATAGTCGTCAAAAGCTACATAAGATAATCGATGATAGGACCACTGGTGAAGGTACCGGCGATGTTTCTGGCCCTGGGTCAAGTACCGATAACGCAATCACGCGATACGATGGCGCCGGCGGCAAAACAATTCAGAATTCTGGGTGTACCATCGATGATAGCGATAACATGGCCATCGCGGGTGATCTAACAGTAACTGGCAACGATATTAAAGGATCTGGCGGCACGGTGATCACCATGGACGGCAGCAACAACATGGAGATTGCTGGTGATTTAAACCTTGGCGATGATAAGAAAATTAGATTTGGCGCCAATGACGATGCATATATAGAATATAGAGAAGCTTCTGATGACTTTCTTGTTATTTCCGGATCTTCTAATGGAATTGTACTATCAGGAAGCACAGTTCAAATAAGAGGCACTCTTGAGGGAGCTTCTCCTCTTAGAATTGCGGGTGGTATTGAAATTGTCCCTTCATCTAACGGTGGTGAGGCCACAGCAATGTCCTTTGGGGATGACATTAAGCTTTTCTTTGGGGACGATGATGATTCATATGTCCAATTTAAGGACAGTTCCGGCCAATATCTAGAAATATCTGGATCTAACAATGGTATTGTTTTATCTGGTTCGTCTGTATGTGTCGACAGATATTTTGGTGTCGGCATGCCACCAGAAAATATAACTCACGCCATCACTCTTCCAGATAACGCAGACACAACCGGGAGAATGAAGGCCAACGCTTATTTGACTTATTCATCTGCTAGATTTAAAGAAAATGTAGAAGTAATTGATAACCCATTGGATATTATCACAAATTTGCGCGGTGTCACGTTTGATTGGAAAAAAAATAAAGAAAAAGATTATGGCTTTATTGCCGAAGAGGTAGGGGCGCAACTACCTAATATTGTAGAGTGGGACAGCGAAAATGCCCAAAAACCCCCCAGAGCTTTGAGCATGGATTACACACGAATAATCCCAATTTTGCTTGAAGGAATTAAATCTCAACAACAACAAATAGATAGCTTAAAAGACGAAATAAAAGTTCTTAAGTCCAAGGTCTGAACCTTCTTTTGCCTCTACTTATGATAGCCGTTCACAAAGCGGTCGACGTATATTATAAGGAGGAATTAAATACATGTCTATAGCTACAGTAAGTTCATATGGAAAATATGTAGATCTACAAAGATATACTGGCTCCGAACCAGCAAATTCAGGTTCTATTTACCTGTCTGGCTCCGCTGGCTCAGAATTAGTTTACTTTAATCGCGGTTTAAACTCCGCTGGTTCAGTTGAGGCGGAAAGCTCTTTCGTTATCGGTAGTGCCGATCTTGACGAGACTGATCTGGAAAAACTTGACGGTATCACTAACGGTACCGTAGCAGCCAACAAGGCTGTTGTTGTCGATGCTAGTAAGGATGCCACTGGCTTCCGTCACATCACTGCCGCCGGCGCAGTAACTGCCGGTACTTCGTTTATTATTGGTTCCGCTGATCTCAACGAGACTGATCTGGAAAAACTTGATGGTATCACTAATGGTACTGTCGCAGCCAGCAAGGCTGTTGTTGTTGATGCTAGTAAGGATGCTTCTGGCTTCCGTAATCTAGATATGACTGGTGACTTGACTGCCGGCACGGTCACAATGACTGGTTTCGCTGTTGATGCTGATGGCGACACAGCGCTCAAATCATTAAAAGTGGATGATGGCTCAACCATTGGTTGTGATTCTGACTCTGATCTAATGACCTTGGCCGATGGCGCTTTAACTGTCGCTGGTACTCTTTCTTGTGACACAAGCTTTACTCTTGATGCCACTACACTTGATGCTACCGAGCTTGGTTATCTTGATGGTGTTACTGCTGGTACCGCTGCCGCTAGCAAGGCTCTTGTTCTTGACAGCAACAAGGCGCTTGGCACAATTACTCACCTAACAGCTACGTATGCTCAAATTGATACCTTAGATGTTAATACTATTAATAGTGTTACACAAACTGTTAGTGACCTTGAGGTCTCTGATAGAAGAATTGTCGCTGCTTTAAGCGCTTCCGCAGCAAATGCTGATGGTGGTGGTCTTAGAGTTGGTGGTGGTGCTGATTCTTCTGGTCACATGGCAATGCTATGGGACAACGCCAACAGTGCTATGGATTTCAATATTGGTGGAACAACCGAGATGCGCCTACAGGATGGTGTTCTTCGACCGGAGACTGACAATGATGTTGATCTTGGTGCTTCTGGTGCTGAGTTCAAGGATCTTTATCTTGATGGTGTTGCTTACATCGATGACCTACGCGCTGACGCTCTTGGTGCCGCACTTAACTGCGCCAGTCAAGCAATGACCAACATCAATGTTGACTCTGGTGTCATTGATGGTACCGTTATTGGTGGAAACTCGGCAGCTGCCGGTACTTTCGCCGCTCTCGTGGCCACAACCTTTTCTGGCTCTGGTGCTGCCCAGTTCGCTAGTTCCGTTACTGCTGCTGGCGCACTAAATGTTAGTGGAGCAATTAACGCAGATGGCGCTCTTGACGTTGCTGGTGCTGTTGATCTCGCTGCTTCTGGTGTTGAGACAAACGTTCGTGGTACACTCGGTGTTACCGAGGCAGCGACATTCGACGCTGGTGTTCAAATTGATGGTGCTGCTACTCTCAATGGTGACGTTGATTTGGGTAATGCTACAAGTGACACTATTACCGCTACTGGTCGTTTTGACTCTGACCTAGTGCCTTCTACTGATAGCGCCCGCGCACTCGGTAGTTCAGCACTACAATGGTCAGCTGCTCACGTTGACGTTGGTCACATTGACCAGCTTGGTTCTGCCATGGACTGTAACAGCCAGGCAATGACCAACATCAATGTTGATGGTGGTGCTATTGATGGTACTGTTATCGGTGCTAACTCCGCAGCTGCTGGTACTTTCGCTGCTCTCGTTGGAACATCACTAAGCGTTTCTGATGGCGACATCACAAATGTTGGTGCGATTTCACTCGATAGCATTCAGGCTGACGGTTCTCAGATGGACATCTCTTTGACAGACAACCAGAATGGTGCGTTGGAAATTAAAGAGGGTTCAAACACCTACATGTCTTTCAATACTGATGATGGCGATGAGCACATTGTTGTTTCTAAAATGTTAGAGTTAGGTGGCGATGGCGCTGGTGTAGACTTCAAGCTTTTCGGTGGAAGTGCCAACCACTTCATGCTTTATGATGCTTCTGAAAACCGTCTAGAGTTCACTCAAGATGGTAGCAGCAACCACATCACAATTGGTGGTGACGCTAGTGGTGAGTATGCTGTTGATGTTGCTGATGGCTCAAGCGCGAAAAACAAGATTCGTGCTGCTGCCTTCGTAACTTATTCAGATGAGAGACTCAAGACTGATGTTGCTCCGATTCAGGGCGCGCTCAGCACTGTAAACTCTCTCAATGCTGTTAACTTCACCTGGAAGAAAGATGGTTCAAGAGACTTCGGCTTCATGGCCCAAGAACTCGCGAGAGCCATTCCACAGGCTGTTCACGGCAACGAGGAAGGTCTATACGGTGTTGATTACGGTCGCTTGACTTCCGTACTCGTCGCTGCTATCCAAGAGCAATCTGCACAGATTGACGCTCTTAAGGCCAAATTAGATAAATAATCTCTTTTAGAGATGTGTTTTCGGGGAGGCAGGAAGCCTCCCTTTTTTTTAAAAACTATCTATTATGTGATATAATATTTTTTTGAGGTGCTAAGATGTCTGAATATGGTACTAATGCTAATATAACTGGATCCTTAATTGTAGATGGCGAGATTGATCTAGGTAGTGGTGACGATATGGTCTATATGGACGGACAAGACGATACGCTTGTTGTCGACGGCCCTAACAATAGAATTGGTGTTGGCACCCCGACCCCCGCAGCAGGGGCAATATTAGAAATATCCTCTAGCGACGCTGGCGTGTTGCTTCCAAGGGTATTAAGCAGCAACAAGCCCACAGCCACTTCGGCCTTGAATGGCCTGATGCTTTACGAAGAAGACACCCATCGCTTGAAAATTGTTGCAGATGGGGAGTGGCAAACAATTTCTTTTGAACATTAATATGAAAAAAGACTTAAATAAGATAGCTAAAATTGAAAAGGCAATAGCGAAGAAATTCGGCACCGAAACCATTGTCAATCCCAAGGCTTTTTGGACCGATGAAAAAGAAGAAGAATACCTAGAACAAGTTAAAGAATTTTATAAGGAAGAGAAGAAAAAAGAGGAACAATCTGATAAAGTTGAAAAAGACGGCTTTTTCCTGCCTAAAAATCTAATTACTAGGAAAAGCAAGAGAAAGTGTCCTGTCTGTGACATTTATTCTTTTGAGATGAAAGATGATCTATATATGAATAAGTTTGAATGCTGTTTCAAATGCTATATTCAATATGTAGAAGATCGAGAGGAAAGGTGGAAAAAAGGCTGGAGACCAGTTAAGGAGCAAAATTAATGGCAACTGTATACGACATTATAAAAGGAATCAATCAGGCAGCGGCAAATGCCTATGATGGTTCACAATATGGAAAATATTGTGCGGACGGCGAAGATCGCACAATCGGCTTGAGGCGAGAACAAGGAGATGCGATTCTCGACTCTAGAGTCATGGACGGCTTCAGGGTGCGTATTAGCGGCCCCAAATTGATTGTTAGCTACCAGTCAGAGCTTGCGCTAAAAGAATTCCACAATTCTAAACTAGATGGAGAAATAGAACAGATATTTGCCGATATTGCTAAATTTCTTAAAACAGAGTATAAATCAATCACCAAAGAGAGTTTATCTTTAACTGAGGATGGGCCGGCCGATATTATGGTACAAAATATGTCTCGCATTCGAACTTGGACTCAAGCAACCAAGGTGTATACTATTGGTGGCATGGGCGAAACCAAAGCCCTCCATGACGGCAACACACCCGAAGAAAGATTTAAGGAGTTCCTTTCTTTGAGTTCAGATAAGAAGCCCGAAAATGTCGCGTAATGGGTTACAAGCTCACAAAGAAAGAGATACTTAAAGAAGTAGTCAGGTGCGGCAAAGATCCGAACTACTTTATAAACAACTACGCTAGGATTCCCCACCCTGAAAAAGGTCTAATTCCTTTTAAAACTTATGATTTTCAAACTGATTTATTAGAAGATTTTAATGACTACAGGTTTTCAGTTATTTTGAAAGCCCGTCAATTGGGTATCTCTACGATTGTAGCAGCATATGTAGCCTGGTTGATGCTTTTCCATCGCGATAAGAACATTCTTGTTGTTGCGACAAAGTTAAACACAGCAGCCAACTTAGTTAAAAAAGTCAAAATGATGATCAAGCATATGCCAAAGTGGCTTTTGATCTCAGAAATCTCAATAGATAATAGAAATTCTTTTGAACTTACAAATGGCTCCCAGGTTAAGGCGTCATCAACATCCGGCGATGCTGGTCGTTCAGAAGCATTGTCCCTTCTCGTTATTGACGAGGCTGCGCATATTGAAAATCTTAAAGAACTATGGACCGGTCTTTATCCTACAATTTCTACTGGTGGTCGTTGTATCGCCCTTTCAACCCCAAATGGTGTTGGTGATTGGTTTCACGAAACCTATATCAAAGCGGAAAGTGGCCAAAATGAATTTCATGCTGTAAACCTTCCGTGGCAAGTTCATCCCGACCGTGATCATGAGTGGTTTGAAGTAGAAACAAAAAATATGAGCCGTCGCCAAATCGCCCAAGAGTACGAATGTAACTTTAACACTTCGGGCGATACTGTAATTTATGGCGAGGACATAACAAAATTAAAAGCGAAAATAAAAGAACCAAAATACAGAACAGGATTTGATAGAAACTTTTGGATATGGGAAGAGTTTCAACCAGAAGGTACTTATCTTCTTGTGGCTGACGTTGCAAGAGGCGATGGTAAAGACTCATCAGTGTTCCACATTTTTAAATTAGAAACTATGGAAATCATTGCGGAATATCAAGGCAAAGTAACTCCGGATGTGTTCACAAACATAGTCAACGACGCTGGGAAAGAGTACGGAAATGCGATGGTAGTGGTGGAAAACAATACAGTGGGCTTTGCTGTACTAGAAAAGTTAAAAGAAAAGGCATATCCAAATCTTTATCATTCCATTAAATCTACACATGAATATATTGATCAAGTCACAGCTGAAAGTCATTCTAGTTCGGTCGCTGGCTTTACAACTTCGCTCAAAACTCGCCCCTTGATTATCGCTAAGTTTGAAGAATTCATAAGAAACAAGTTACTTACTATTTACTCTAAACGTCTAGTTAATGAATTAGATACGTTTATTTGGAGGAACGGTAGAGCAGAGGCGCAAAGAGGCTATAACGATGACTTAATTATGGCTTGCGCTATTGGCTGTTGGGTACGAGATACTGCATTAGTGGAAAATCAGCGAGATTTAGAGTATAAAAAAGCTATGATAGGTTCTATAATGAGTAGTAAGACACACATCGATTCTCGCATACCTGGAATGAAAAAACCAAAACACGTAGAGTTGTTTGAAAAAGCTGTCGATCAGCGCAACACCAATAAAGAGTTTATTTGGTTATTAAAGGGATAAAAAATGGCACCGCAAAATTCTAAACCTACAAGAAATCCAGACTCACCGCTTTATAAGCGATTGACACGTTTGTTTTCCGGCCCGCTTATTAATATTAGATCACAAAACACTCGTCAATTAAGAAGAAGAAGATTAGATAAATATGCCAAGACTTTCAAAGATGTTGGAGGTCAAAAGTTCGAAAGAAAAGGTTATAATCCCTACGATAACATGTCCAGCTTTACGATGCAATCGCAAGGCAGATTACAAAGATATTCCGATTTTGAACAAATGGAATACACACCAGAGATTGCTTCTGCTCTGGATATCTATGCTGACGAAATGACTACTCACAATAGTATTCAAAAAATGCTTATGGTTGAGACTGCTGACGAAGAGATTAAATCACTATTAAATACGCTTTATTATAATGTCTTAAATGTAGAGTTTAATCTTTTCGGATGGTCCAGAACCATGTGTAAATATGGCGATTTTTATCTTTATTTGGACATCGATGCTGAGTTGGGTATTCGACAGGTGATAGGACTCCCCAGTGCCGAGGTGGAGAGAATGGAAGGTCAAGATCCCGATAATCCAAACTATATACAGTTCCAATGGAATAGTGGCGGCGTCACTTTTGAGAATTGGCAAGTTGCGCATTTTAGAATTCTAGGAAACGATAAGTTCGCCCCTTATGGAACTTCTGTTTTAGATGGAGCACGCCGAATTTGGAGACAACTTATATTGTTAGAGGATGCGATGATGGCCTATCGTATTGTCCGCGCACCAGAGAGAAGAATCTTTTATGTTGATGTTGGAAATATTCCCCCTCAAGATGTCGAGCAATATATGCAACGAGTGATCACGTCAATGAAAAGAAACCAAATTGTGGATCCGGACACTGGCCGAGTGGATCTTCGTTACAATCCTATGAGCGTAGAGGAAGATTACTATATTCCAGTTCGTGGAGGGGCCTCAACAAAGATTGAAAGTCTACCGGGTGGAACTTATACTGGAGATATTGATGACGTTAAATATTTAAGAGATAAATTATTCTCTGCTCTTAAGATTCCCGCCTCATATCTCTCCAGGTCGGAAGGTGCCGACGAAGACAAGGCAACTTTAGCGCAAAAGGACATCCGATTTGCTAGGACAGTACAGCGATTACAGCGCGCTGTCATTTCTGAACTAGAAAAGATTGGTATTATTCACCTTTACACATTAGGCTTCAGAGGTGATGATCTGTTATCCTTCAAGCTTAAGCTACACAACCCTTCGAAGATTGCGGAACTTCAAGAATTAGAGCAGTGGAATACCAAGTTTAGTGTTGCTGCGCAGGCAGCTGAGGGCTTCTTCAGCAAGCGATGGATTGCGAGAAATCTATTTGACATGTCCGAGGAAGACTTCTTGCGAAATCAAAGGGAATTGTTCTATGATCGTTATGCCGCAGCTGCCCTGGAGGCAACCGGAGCACCAGAAGGGGAAGGGGCGTTTACCGGCGGCGGCCTTGATCTAGGAGGTGACTTGGGTGCTGATCTCGGAGGAGAAGAAGAAACACCAGAGCCTGAAGCAGCCCCCGAACCTGAATCGCCCGCCCCAGAGGGTGGTGATACCGCACTCTTATCAGCACCAGGCATGGAGGCACCAGGCAAGCGTGATGAGCCGGTCACATATATAAACAAGAAGACTGGCAAAACAACTACGGACAAATCTCATGGTTGGTATAAGCCAGTTACACATGATAAAAGAAAATCAATAGGCCCACGAAAGCGACATATGCAGTCCCCTGAAGTCGCGCGATTACCCAAGAGACAAACGGTACACAATTACCTTCCTGCGGGCGCAAAAGAGTTGTTAGGGCTTGGAAAAGGCATTTCTGAAAACAAGAACACTATTTATAAACAGGAAGAGATTAGGCTTTTTGAAGTCAACCGAGATATTAAAATGATACTTGAAGATTTGGAGCGTAAAGACAATGCCGAGACATAATAAAAAAAGAAATACCGCTTTTTTGTACGAAACCCTAGTAAGGGAGGTGGTCAAACAAACAATTGCTAAAGATTTTGATAGAAGAGATAAGGCAATCGCAATTCTTAAGGAGTGTTTTTCCAAGAATAGAACACTAGGAAAGGAATTGGATTTGTATAAAACACTCTCGCAAAGTCAAAAACTGAATCCCCTCCCAGCAGAAAAACTAATCCAAGAAGTAAAAAAAGAATATAAAAAACTTGACTCAAAAGAAATATTTAATGAACAAAGCGTGGTAATTGGCAAAATAAATAAAACCCTTTCAAGTGGCGTTTATTCCAATTTTGTTCCAAATTATAAAGATTTAGCAACTTTGTCACAGATATTTGGTGATGATGTATCGGCAAAGTCAAGAGTTCTTCTAGAAGAGCATGTCCTAAGAAAGTTGACTTCCTCAAAAGATATGCTAAAAGAAGAAAAAGAAATTAAAGTTTCCAGACTTGTTGTAAAGACATTTGTAAATAAATTTAATAAGCAATATGGGGGCGAACTCCTTGAAGAACAGAGAGCCTTATTAAACAAATACGTCACGTCCTTCATGAACAACGGAGTAGAGTTTAAATTTCACCTCAATGAAGAGCTGGGACGCCTCAAAGAAAAGCTAGAAGAATCACTTAAAATTGAAGAGATTAAAAACGACGAACAAATGTCCAATAAAATGAACATGATTATTAACTACCTTGAAGGAGTTAATGAACAGCCGGTTAATAAAGAATCTTTACAGCAGATTCTCAAAATTCAGACACTTATACAAGAGATTTTTGGCGATGAGCATTAAGATTACAGTTAAACCAGAGATTGATGCGGTTGTAGAATTGAAAGCCCGTAAATCACTTGATGGGGATATCATGATTTTTGACCACCCTGAGATGGATATCGTTGTTTCCGGAAAAAAGAATAAAATTTTAGCTTTATCCAAAGAACAGTACAGTGACCATGTATATGCCACTCAATCTAGATTTTTTGAATTCCTCTCTAAAAAAGGAGTAATTGACACGTCCACAATTAGAGGCGGGAATGTCTATGGATCGCTAGAAGGCGTTTTGCTTGAAAGTGCGGATCCCGAAGGGGCCGATTCAGTACAAAGCGCAATTTATTCAATTGCCAAGTTTTTTCACAAGGAAGCACCCTACTATCAATCAGTCCAGCATTATGAAATGGAAATTGAAAAAGAGCTTCTTGAGCCCGATGATGAGCACTCTACGGAGCTAGGAAAAGTGCCTCATGAAAAGCGTAAGGGTAGCAATGCGGATTATGCCGGCTATAATGCTGCGTATGGTCTCTATGGTATATACGAATAGAGGCTTGAATGGATCTAATATATTTTATTCTAGTGGCTTATGGCCTTACACAAATTCTTGCCTACGGAACTATCTTTGATAAGATAAGACCTCCTCAAAAGTTTTTTAGATGTCCAATGTGTTTAGGCTTTTGGGTGGGCACCTTTTTGTTTGGGATTAATCAATACACAGAACTATTTACATTTGAGTATAACTTGACTAATTTGTTTTTATTAGGATGGTTAAGTTCTGGGACATCATATGTCCTGTGTACAGTATTTGGAGATGATGGAGTTAAATATGAGCACAAGCTATTGGACGGATAAATGGTCGCTACAACCTGTTCGTCGGTGCTGTAAGGGTTCTAGTAACGCGCGGGTTGCGCCCGCAAAATGAGGGTTTATAAATGTCTAAAAGACTTTTAAGAGAATTTTACGAATTAAGGTGCGATGATCGAGGGTGTAAAGATTATCTCACTGAAGGCGAAAAGAAAATGCTAAAAGAGGGAAAGTTGGTTTTTGCGGCTAAGCTTCAAGAAGCCGAGGCCATTAATGGAAACCACCGAGTTTATCCTCGCAAAGTGTTGATGCGAGAAATCGAAAACTATCAAAAACTAGTTGCCGAAAAGAGAGCGCTAGGAGAGTGCGACCATCCCGACGGCGAGGTTATTAGTCTCAAGAACGCCTCCCACATGGTTAATAGAATTTGGTGGGACGGCAATGACGTTCTTGGAACTATTCAAGTCTTGAACACTCCAGCCGGCGACGTCCTTCGTGGCCTGTATGAGAGTGGGGTTAAGTTTGGCTTTTCTTCACGAGCCTTGGGATCCCTTCAAGAAGGAATGGGCGGCGCCCAAGTAGTACAAGAGGACTTACAATTAATTTGTTTTGATGCGGTTTCTGAGCCTTCTGCTCCCGGTGCATATTTAATGAGAGAAAATCAAGAAAAGAATTTAAACAAGATTTTCACAAAAGGCGACAAGATTAATCGCGCACTGAACGAGGTTTTAAGAGGCGTTAAATGAAAAAATCACAGTTAAAGTCTACACTCAAGCCATTAATAAAAGAGTGTATTAAAGAAGTACTATTCGAAGAGGGTGTGCTATCTGGTGTAATATCGGAAGTGGTTAAGGGGACACAATCTTTGAGAGCCCCAACGCAGCCGGCTGTACAAAAAGAACAAAAACAATCACTAATTAACCCAGAAGAACAAAAGAGAATTCTTGAGCAAAAGTGGGAAGAAGAACGAGAGAAAAAAAGAAAGCTTTTAGATGCTACTGGCTTTAAAGGTGTCGATCTATTCGAAGGCACAGAGCCTCTTAGTAAGGGGGGCACTCCAGGTGCCGGATCAACAGCGCAAGGCTCTTTAGCTGGTGTCGATCCAAGTGACGCGGGAGTTGATATTTCAGGTATCATGGCCGTTGGCAATGGAAAAAAGTGGAAAAACTTAATCTAGGAAGGTGACTTATGTCGAAAAGACCAATTAATGTAGAGGTGAAACCAAGATACAGGGATGAACCGGCCGAAAAGATGATTCGACGCTTTTCTAAAAAGACAAAGAAAGCAAGAGTAATTGAATCTTTTATTGAAAACAGTAGGTACGAAAAGCCCTCCTTGAAGAAGAAGAGAGAGCGCCTGCGAAGAAAAAAAGTTTTAGATAAATTACAAAGAGAAAGAGAGAATAGGTTTAAGAACCACTAATTATTATTGAAATTACGAGGAGAATGAAATGGCAGTAACATATCCAGGACATGGAGTCGGACTAAGAAATGTAGGGTCGTATCAAATTTCTGGTCATCCTTTTCTAACGGGTACTACCGATATGGGAAGCGCCGGCACAGAACATAAAGTAGAATTTCCTTATGTAACAAAGAGCATAACAGTTGTCAATTCAGGATCCGCAGACGACAAGGAAATTAAAATACACTTTAATAGTGATAGTGACCCCGGCGAGGTGTTAGACGCTTTCCACTATATTTCACTAAGTTCTGATGAAGATACTTTTACGTTTGATGTAAAATGTAAAGAGATATTTATCACTAACACAGATGCCAATGCGGGCTTTATGCTATATGCCTCTCTCACAAACATTCCGACAGGCAGTATGTATGCCCTTACTGGATCGGGCCTAACAGAAATTCCCGAGTAGCAGGATATGGGCAGTCTCAATAAGAACTTCAAATTTGGTGTGTCGGTTCCCAATGAGCCACACACCAGTCTGGATGTTTCGGATGGCATGCCCGGTTAGGTTTGTAATTCCTAGTAAAAACGGTTTTTAATCAAAATGATTACTACTTATTTGTGATGTAGTGTTTTCAAAAGGAGTTTATATTATGTCCAACATGCTCGAACAGGCAATAATTGATGCCGAAGCCCTAAAAGAAGCCGCTCAAAAGAGCGCCGAAGAAACAATAATTGAACATTATGCAGATGACATTCGTTCTGCGGTAGAGAAAATTCTCGAACAAGACGAGATGGATCTTGACCTAGAAAGCGACGATGCTCAATTAACTGTTGAAGAAGACACTGGAGAAGCGGTAGTCGAGCAGTTGCCGTCCTCTGTAACAACAGATGAAGAGGAATATGTGACTCTTGATCTAGATCAATTAGAAGAGATGATGGCAGCAGAAATTCAAGCAGAGGGTGATCTTGATGCATCCGAGATGACTGCCCGTGAAGAGTTGGCCGAAGAGGTTGACGAAGACGTTGAGATTGAGCTTGATGAAAACGTCATTAGAGCACTCCTTGAAGACGATGAAGAAGAACAACTTGAAGAGGAGACAGCCTCTGACGAAGATTTGGAAACCCTAGAAGAGACCGACGAAGTAGAAGAGCTTGAGGAAGAGGCTAAGCCTGATTTCCTAGATCTGGATAAAGATGGAGACAAAAAAGAGCCAATGAAAAAAGCCGCAAAAGATGCCGGCGCGAAGGATCTTAAAAGAGAGTCCCTAGAACTAGAGATTGAAAACTTAAAAGAAGCCTACGAAAAGAGAATTCAAAAACTAGATAGAAAGCTCCAAAAAGAAACAGAGCGAAACCAAAAATACCGAACATTAATCAATAGCATGAAAGAAAAACTAGAAGAAGTCAACCTTTCCAACGCAAAGCTATTGTACCAGAATCGTGTTTTAGATAGTGCCTCGTTAAATGAGCGACAGAAAGATAAAATTGTCGAAACTATTTCTAATGCAAAAACCGTTGAAGAAACTAAAATTATCTTTGAAACGCTTCAAAGTGCAGTGGGCAGCGCCTCAACGCCTAAGCCAAAATCGCTGAACGAAGTAGTAACTAAGCGTTCTTCAGCATTCCTTCCTCGTAAAGAGGATAAGAGAACTGATCCTTTCGTTGATAGGATGAGACTTCTCGCTGGCTTAAAAAATAATTAAGGAGATTTAAAATGTCAGTACTTGAAAAATTAACAGAAGGTATCGTTAATCGCGATATGAAAAAAGAAGGCGCTGCTCTACTCTCGAAGTGGGAGAAGACTGGTCTTCTCGAAGGTCTACAAGGTGAGAATTCCAAAAACAATATGGCTCGCCTTCTTGAGAACCAAGCCAAGGAGCTTCTCCGTGAGGCTTCCACGATGGCACAAGGCGATGTCGAGGGTTTCGCAGCTGTTGCTTTCCCGATTGTTCGTCGTGTTTTTGGTGGCTTGATTGCTAACGAGTTGGTTAGCGTCCAACCGATGAGCCTCCCCAGTGGACTCATCTTCTTCTTGGATTTCCAATACACCGACACTCGTGGTGTTCGTGTAGCAAATGAGTCGCTTTACGGCGGCGCAAAGGTCGGTCAGGAGATCACCGGCGGTATGGATCTAGGATTTAACTCAGAGGCCACCTCTGGTTCTTTCCAGAGCAGCTTCTATGATCTCAGCAATGGTTACTCTTCCCCCACAGGTTCTACTTCTCTTGCCTCTAGTGCGATATCGCTTCACGGCTCAGTAGAAGCTTTCCCCGGTGAGACGGACATTGCTAGCATTTGTGAGTTCGATCCGGATATCCCGAGTGGCTCCGCAGTTGTTGTTGGTAAAATTGCAACCAGCGAATTCGCTCAATTAAACAAAGCTAATCTCGTTGCAATGAATTGGCAGCTTTCTGCCGGTTCAGGATCGAACGCTGGTCAAGATGGCCTTGTTGTTCGAAGACTGACCCAGTTCAGTGGTACTGCCCAGAACCACATTCTTATGGTTGTTGCTGCTACGGGTTCTGAGACGACAGCTTTCCTCGCGAAAACGCTTACCGGTTCTACTGGTGGTGCTTGTAAGTTCCCAGAGACTGATGATTTTGCCGGCACCCCTGCTGCGGGATCCGCAGAGGCGATTGGCGCCGTCGTTGGTCAGAGCACTTGGGGTCTTGAGAACGATGAGGGAATTCCGGAGATCGACCTTAAGGTTGATTCCGTGTCCGTCACCGCAATGACCAAAAAGCTCAAGGCTAAGTGGACTCCGGAGCTAGGACAAGATCTTAACGCCTACCACAACCTTGACGCAGAGGTTGAGCTTACATCAATTCTTTCTGAGCAGATTGCTCTTGAGATTGATCGTGAGGTTATGGAAGACTTGATCAAGCGTGCTACAGCTGGTACTTACTACTGGTCACGTTCACCGGGCCTCTTCGTGGCAAGAGATACCGGTCTTGAGATTGGTGCTTCTTCGGCTGCTCCTGACTTCACAGGCACTGTATCCGAGTGGTACGAGACACTTCTTGAGACAGTCAACGACGTGTCGGCCAACATCCACAGAAAGACTCTTCGTGGTGGCGCAAACTTCCTCGTAACTTCTCCGGAGGTTGCTAGCATTCTTGAGTTCACTGCCGGTTTCCGCGCAAATGTGACTGTTGATGATGCTAGAGGTGTTGCTGGCGCAGAGAGAGTTGGTAATCTCAGCAAGAAGTATGATGTCTATGTTGATCCTTACTTCCCGCGTAACCTCGTGTTGGTTGGTCGCAAGGGTAACAGCTTCCTAGAGAGCGGTTATGTATACGCTCCTTACGTACCTCTACAGGTCACTCCTACCATCTTTGGTGTGGAAGACTTCGTACCGCGTAAGGGTGTCATGACTCGTTACGCCAAGAAAATGGTCAGACCTGATATGTATGGTTTGGTTGTTGTTCGTGGCCTCTTAGGTGAGTCTGGTGCTACTAGCTAAGAACTAAACTAATTTAGTTTGAATTGAGCCCCGGTATCTTTCGAGATACCGGGGTTTTCTTTTATGCGCATTCTATTTATGGTGCCCATGTTTCTAACATGATTATAAATGGCGAAAAGCCAAGGGAGGGTTTTAAAATGGGTTCAAAGAGAGTAGGTCTTGCGAGAACGCAAGCATTAATTCAGAATTTAAAAAGAGAGTTAGACTTACAGGATACGGTGCTTAAAGGCCAGGCTAGAAAGCATCGTAATA